TGCGTGTGTTACGTAGGCATCTAACAGAGTTTTGGTAATCATGGAGGTCCTCTACTAAGTATGAAGAAAGAGCGTTGATCGAAGGGATCATGTTCAAACTCGCTTGCGGTCGCTACGGAAGCTCCCGCGCTTGGAGGTAGGAGCACAAAGCTCCTATTAAGGCCGCCGTCGCCAAGAAGACGGCGGCGGCCAGTACACGCAACCAGTCGACTACCTTTTTAAAGTAGTCCATTGATCAACGTGTCTCCAAGCCCCGCACTCTGCTGGTTCAAGGAACCAATAAGCAGGGATAGGGCAGCGCGGATGTCTTCTGGCTCCTGGAGGTCGGATCCGGCAACGACACTTAAGTCGCAGCGCAGGACGGCCACCTGGGGGTTCTGATTCGCGCCGGGGGAAACCCCTTTGCGAACCAGCACAGAATAGACATTCCGGGGTGAGTTTGGCATAACACCCGTCACGGGATTTGGGACCGGCGCCGCACGAATTGCATTCGGGCGGGAGAAGGTCACCGTGAAAGGCTTCGATGCCCCGTGCACGTCAACATTGGTCTGGGTGCCGCCAAGTGCGGTAACGGCCCATTGCTTTGCAGACGTGCCCGGAGGCGGATTGTCGACGACAACTGTATAGGTCGGCGACGTAAGACCAGTCTGGGCACCGCCCGTGACTGGAGAGGTCAGAGATACTGTCATTTCAGTTTCCTGGCTAAAAGCCATAAATAATTGTTAAGTGATGCGCCTGCTGCCAGCCCGAAATCGGGTAGTGGCAAGTGCACCGATATTCAACCATTTCAAATCCGAACCCGGCAGCTTAAATTGCGTGTCTCGTAAACCAACTGAGACAGCATTAATACTGTTGCGGTCAAGATTTGTTCTGGTTGAAGCTATACCGCCACCGCTTGCGTGTCCACTGTGTGTTGCCTTCGCCGAGCCGAAGGACTCCAAATAATCCCAGTCAAGACTAGTAACAACATATTCTAGTTGTCTAATCTTCTTCTGAGAGAAGGAGCCCCAGGCTAACGAGACAGTCCCAGTGGAGACGCCGTCGATAACCTTCCCAACATTGGTAAAGTAGTCGACAAGAAACGAGTACGGAATCAACTCCCAGAACGTAGGGAGCACGTTCGACCAACTAAGGCCGCACTGCTCCGGAAATCCTGGAGGGTTATTTTCCGCTCGTATGGCACCCTTGATACGTACCTCTACCCTACCCTCAGAACGCCTCGTGTAAAGGACACGACAGGCACTTGAAGAATAGCTGAGTTTAGTATAAGCTCGTTCTTGGACATCGATTCCGTTCCCACTTATGCGTTCGAACACCCGATAAGGGTGCGCGGTTGCAAGGCGAAGAGCGTCTTCGGCGTCACTAACAAGCGGTTTTATACCATATGCGTATTCGAGCCAGGTCTCGGCGATAGCCTGATGAGGGTATTTGGCCTTGTAAGCCCGCTTCTTTGCGAGCCTAACATAGCCATTTATACTCTCACGCAGAGCTTGAACCGGAGACCTAATCATTTTCACAGTTTTGCGGAGCTCGCCCAGAAAGATCCCAGCTTGAAACTGGGTACGTCTGGAACGATACCGCGAAAGAAACTGTGAGCGCGCGGTTAAATCAGCTTGAGCCACCGCCAAGGGAGTTGGGTCACTCGCGGCCGTCGTCCATGAGGCCGGCGTACCACGAATGATAAACTCTGTTCTATGCGGTGTTGATGTAGGTTCCGTAACAACAGCCGAGGCATCGATGCGAGCTGACGTATCAAACGTCTGGAAGTTACAAGAGTACGGGGTTGTAGCATTTAGGCCTCGACGCACACGGCTACGCCAAGCAGGATAGTCGATACCTATTCGGGTATTC